TGATAGTAACATTAGGAGCATATATGTTGTAATCGTTGTTTAATCGCTTGACTGTGGCCACGGAAAGTCCTGTTTTACATATTTATGCCGTAAGTTTACCTAAAAAAATAGCTGCCGAAGCAGCTATTTTATATGAGAGTTAATTAAAACTCTTATGTAACATCAACGTTGCCTGCAAATACTGCATCAGTGCCAGCTTCTTCAACCTGAGCTGCATTATCTGTAGTAGATGCTGAAAAGTTCCATGGATAAACATTACCATCGCTGGCTGTTACTTTACGGCCAGAAATTTTAGTAACGTAAACTACAGTGCCGGCATCATTTTTAACTTTGATGCTCATCTCGCCTGCTGCAATAGCGCCGTCAGCTTTTGACACCAACATGCATGTTGCTTGTGTACCGGCTGCGTCAACACAAAGAAACTTCTTAGAAGCTTTTTGTTTAACAATAGCACCGTCAACAGAACTTGTTCCGTTGTGGAATCTTACACGAAGGTTATCGTCTGCGGTTGTTCCGAAAAATCGTTTGTTTAGAGGTCTTCCCATTTTTTTCTCCTTTATAGTGGCGTTCTAGGCCTACGCGGAGGGAACCGCATAAACTCTCAATTAAGAGTGAACAATATATTTATGAATAATCAGTATCGATAAACACTTAGCCAACAAAAAAGGGCCTTGCGGCCCTTTAGTGTAACTTCCCATCCCGAGGGTAAAAAGTTTGTTTCCAGATTACTGGAAGCTTAGGTTCTGAACACCAATTTCGGAAACGTAGTCACCTGCGTTGCCTAGAGAAGATGCAGTGTTGGTTAACTCAATGTAACCATAACGTGTCATAAAGCCAACTACTGGTTCGAAAGTAGCTGGGTCAAGAACAACGCCGCTGCTCATCAACGGAATGTATGGGCAATAGAACGCTGCGGCATCTGCCTCAGAAGTTCCTTTGTAACCAACCAATACCGGAGTAGAATCGCTAGCATAGCTGTCAACATAGATACGCATTGCACCGTTCAATGTACCAACAAACTTGGTGTTTGTAGGAGCTTCGAATGTACCTTCTGTGGTACGAGCAAATGCGCTTGTAGTTGCAGACTGAAGAACAGTCAATGCAGCTGGAGAAACGATTGCCCAGTTTGCAGCGCCACGACGTGTACGCTGTGCGATCAAGTTAGCACTACGGTTGATCAACACTGCAAGAGCAGCATGTTCGTCACCAACGAAAGTAGCTGTACCAGATACAGCAGCTTGGTTGTATGTGAACTCTTGAGCAGCTAGGGCACGTAAGCTACCTAGAATCTCTTGGTCGATTTCAACTGTAATTTCTTGAGCCAATGCAGCCATAATTTCTGCTTCAACATCTAGACCGTGCATAGCTTGTGCATCTTGCGCGGCTTCAAATGTCCAACGAGCAGACATTTTACGAGTTTTAGCTTCAACAACTTGCTTGACGATTTGAACGTTGATTTTACGTCCAGGTACGCCTTCAAGTGCGCTTGTACCAGCAGCGCGGCCAGTAGCAGCATCACCAGAGTAAGCAACAGCAATTTTGAATGGGCTCAATGCCTCGTCACCAGCAGTTGTGCTGGTAGCGTAGCCACTACCGTCAGCCATGCTTTCAGCATAACGTACACGTAGTGTGTGGATCTGTGCAACAGGTCCTGTCATTGGCTGAACACCAATGATCTCGTTAGCAATAACAGTAGGCATAACACGACGGATAACTGGTAGAATAACACGGTTAAGTGTTGCTACGTTAGCAGCCTGAGTTGCACCTAGTGTGGCATTTTCAGCCAAGTGCTTGCGAGTATTTTCCAATACAACAGCCATCGAAGTACGGCGTGAACCTTGTAGTCCTTCTAACAGGGCCTCTTTAGTTTCGCCCCAACGGCTTTCTAATAGTTCTTGTGACATTTTCTTTATTTCCTTAAGGTTAAACTATTTTATTTTATAGCCCCGCTAAACGCTTTAATTCAATGACATTAGTGTCTTTGGATACGGATTTAGCAGACTTATCTCCGGTAATTTCAACACGCGACTCGCTAAGAATAGCCTTTTCAGACTTCTTAACAACCGAGTTATTTAAAACTGCTGGTAGATACTTTTCAAACGCCGACTGTAGCTTGTCAGTTTGGACGTTTTCGAGAAGTTCGTGCATAACACTAGCTTTCTCACGATTCAATGGCTTCAACAATTCGCTTAGAGATTCTTTGCGATCTGAAGATTCCTTGATAACTTTTAGTTCACGATTCTTAGACTCGACAATGCGGTCTTTCTCGTTAACAATTTTCTTAGCGGTCTCAATAATTTGAGCTTGCGCTGTTACTTTGCTTTGTAGCTTGCGAATTTCTTTGTTCTCATTTAAATGAGTAACACCGAATTCACTTGCAAAAGCTTCAAAAATACGACGACCAAACATGTTCTCACGAGCAAGTTGTACGTCTTCTTTCAATTGTGTTAGTTCCGACTTTAGACCAGATGTAACTGTTTCTTGAACAAGCATTGCACTGCGACTAATGAATTTTCTCTGAAGTTCAGATAGTTTCATCTTAGCATTTGCAACCAAACGAACTTTAGTTTCCACTACAGCTTGTTTGTCTTGACTGAACTCTTTGATTTCCTCGCTCAACGCACGGATAACAAATTTTTCTAAACGCTGAACGTTTTCGACTTGAATTTTGCGATCTTTACGTAGTTCTTGGATTTCTTCGGCTAATTTCTTAACCAAGAATTCATTAAAACGGCCGGCGCTTTCCATCATGTGAGATTGAAATTTCACGCGATCTTCAACGACAGCTTTTTTCTCTACAGCGAACTCTGATAGTTCTGCTGTAAGACTTTCAGTTACCATTTTGTCTAGAGCCTCGACCATTACTTTCTTGTCATGTGTGTAGCGGCTAGCAAATTCTTCGCGTAATTCGGCGCGAACTTGCTCTCGTGCTTCAACTAGCTTGGTTTCCCATGCTTCGTTAATAGCACTACGAGTTTCCTCGTTTATAATGCCGCTATCCAATAATGGCTTGATAGCATCAAACATTGTGATTTCTCCTATTATTTTAAGTCTCTAATCAAGCGAGTGATTTGCTCTTTTAGGTACTTCTGCACTCTTTGATTTTCCTGGGCCTCTCCGGCCATTTCTAGAACCCTGTGACCATGCTTCATGTTTAGCAAACCCTCATATATTGGAGTTGGATAAGCATTTGGCGCACTGGGCTGTGCAACAACATCTACAGTGATTATTTCAAAATCACTTACGTGCCCGTTGCTCTCGTTAACGTTTCCGCTACCTCGACTGGACACACCTAATTTTACTCCGCTTTCTAACATGGTTTTAACCAGTTGTCCCATTGGAGTCGGTAGAATCTTTAGTTTGCCGTGTCCGGCAGGACCGTCCATCCACATTTGAGTAATCATATGGGAAACACGATCCAAGTTAATTTTCAAATCATCCGGGTGATCAACTTCACCCAAAACACTGTTACCAGTTTTGATTTGTTCATTAATAGTAGTCACAGCTTTTGCAATCTCATTCACAGGATATACTCTATTGTTGCCGTTCATTACTCCGCCTTCAATAAAGACACCCTTCATGAAAAGATTCTTACCTTTGCCAGTGGAGTCATCCTCAAGGATGAGCTCCATTTGAGCACGGTCAAATGTAAGATTTTCTTTTAAGTATGAAGCCATTGCTGTTTACTATTATAAATTAACGTACTTTGCCACCGGAAAGGCTATTAGGGTTAACAGGTAACTTACCGTCGGTAGTTTCACCTTCTTTACCCTTGGCTTTTTCGTAGCTAGTAGCTTTGTTTGTATAACCTTTGGTCTTGGCGCCCGGGACATTCTGGAATTGACCAGCGCCCTTTAGTTCGCCACGCTTTTTGGTGTACTCATTGTTTGGTGTTGGGGTTGGCTTGCCATCGGCAGCTTGTTCTGTACCACCTTTAACAATATTAGCAGAAGTTCCGCCCATGTTGTTTGATTTTGCAACAATGCTTTGCTTGTTAACATTAGCGCCGTCACCTTTAGCACCAATAGCGCCACCTTCTGTGTTCATTGCTGGCTTAGCAACGGTTTCAACGTATTCACGCATGAAACCTTCTTTTGGAGCTTCGATATCGTCAAAGTCAGCAGTCTCGTCATCCATGCTGCTGTCTGCATCGCCGCCAAACATTTCTTCGTGTTCTGGCTCTTCTTCTTCACCGTTCATCAAAGCATCAAATTCTGCTTTAAGATCATCGAGTGCAGTTTCTAGGTCAGAAATACGCTCTTCTGGGGTACCTTCACCGCCCATGTCATCCATACCGCCCATGTCATCCATGCCGCTGTCATCCATGCCCATGTCATCCATACCGCCCATGTCATCCATGCTGTCGGTGTCACTAGCAAACTCGTCGGTCTCGTCGGCTTCGTGCATACCATGCTCATCTGCAGAAACTTCGTCGACTAAATGGTCAACTTGGTTACCGCCCATGGTTTCATTAAAATCTTCTTCGTCAATGAGATTTTCATAAATGTCACGACTCTTAGCCACTACGATTTGGTGGAAAAGTTCGCGAGCTTTATCTTCTTGCTCGTTGATAATATATTCGATTAGCTGTTCATACTTGTTCATGAGAACTCCTTAAAATGATTAACGCTTGTTTGATATTTACACTTAACTAGAATAATTCCAGTTATATAGGTGTTTTTGAAGGGTTTTTGGGCTACATGCCCGGAGGACCGGCTTCTTCTGCTGGTTTATATTGCTTTGAAATACTAGTTAGTTTCTGCTCAAACTCAAATTTACGAACATCGTTCATAGTTCTGAGACGATTAATCTGTGCGAGACTTAACCGTGTTTTTCTCACATCGGATAATTTAGCCACAGAATTATCCTCACTATCGGTATTATAACCAGTAGGTGTGGGTTGAAACATTTCGCTAATAAACATATAAGTTATTTAGCCAACAGCAAAATTTATACTGTCGGAACAGGTGCAGGAGCTGCTGCTGGCGCCGGTGCTGCCGGGGCACCGCCTAATCCTGCTGCTGGATCGCCACCTAGTTCTGCACCCTCTGGCGGTGGTGTTGCTGCTGTTAAGTCTGCATCTAGCCCCCCAGGAGTAACGCCAATGCTGCGCAAGTCAACACCATCTGGTTGTGCTTCGCCAGTTTCGCCTTTTTCTTCCATCCACATGGTTTCGTTTTCGCTCATCTCCTGCTCACTCATGCCCAAATAACGCTTCATTAAGAATCGTTTAGCAAAGTATGGGAACGATTCCAGTGACGCAAATGTATTGATACGTGCTGCATCAATTTCAGCTTGGCGATAGTTTGCAAAGTTTTGTGGTTCGTTAAAGATAATATCAAACAACTGTCCGTCAATATTGATGCCTCTCCAACGCATAAACATCTTAAACTCTTGATCTAATTTATCTACTACCATGCGCTGTAAACGCAAGCAATATTGATTAAATCTCCATTCTTGAATCAAAGCAGTACCAACTTTGCCGTCGCTAACGCTGGCAGTACTGTCATCAGTGCCAGTTGGCAAATAGCTACTGGGGATACGCAACCCACGGAATAGTTTGTTGGTGAAGAAACGCAAGTCTGTAATTTCGCCCAAATTGCTGCCACCCGGCAATATATCAACACTTGATCCACGGCCCTCTGCTGTAGTCGGGAAGAAGAAGTCTTCATTAGTGCTCAATGGATTGTATGTTGCATCCATCATGTTTTGTCCGCCACCTGTTTGGGTAGGGATTCTGCGTTGACTAATTTCGTTTTTGATACGTTCAACAAATGCCATGGCCATATGACTTGGCATATTGCCCACATCAATTTTAAATACTCTACGTTCCGGAGCACGTTGCACACGATAGATAATGATAGCATCTTCTAGCAATTCTTTTTGCTTGAACACTTTGAACACATTTTCTAATACACTGTTGCCAAATGGCCAGAATAAATCCAATCCTTCAGACAAGCTCAAATGCACAATATGTTCAGCATTTAACACACTTTCGTTTTGTGCATGACTAAAACGGCTACCGCCTGCAAATGGTGTGTTAGACTGCACGTAACTACCGCTGGGTCCGCCCACTTGTGGATGATTCATGTATGATTCGCTGGTGGTGTGAGCGGTCACTGTTAGATTCTGAAAATTGGGCTGCAAGTCTTTGATAATATACTGCTCGGGCTTTTTGCCCTCTGCTTCATTAACAATAACCTTGACCACTTTTGACGTTTCAACCCACATCAACTTGAATGTTTCCGGATCACGAACAAATATTTGATCACCATACTTTAAGGTGTTGCGCATAATTTTAAAGATACGCTTGTTTAGCTCATTCAAGTTGACCCATTGCTGTAACTGCTCTTTGATAATCTTTACTTCGCTATCAGTTGGCTTGTCTTTGAATTTAATGTCAAAGGGCAAATTGGTTTCTGGACTGGGCTGAGTGCTAAATTCTGCCAAAATGTCCATTGCAGCATTGACTTCACTGTCCATGTCCATTTGTTCATATTGATTGTAACGCTCAACACGATTTGGATGTCCAATGTAAATCTCCGGCAAATTACTTTGATAATTGCGATAAGCAGCATGGCCGCCATTGGGGTTATTGCTACCAATAGGGCTCACAGAGCCTTCTGGATTAGTAGTTCTAAAATATTTTTTCCAACTCATTGTTTGTTACTCACAGTATTCATATTTAACTTAGGCATAGGTGTTCTGCACAAATTGTTGCTGTAGATCTTTACTAGTAGTTAATAATTCGCGTATTTCTCGCAGCAACGCCACGTGTTCTTGACCCGACGCTTCCCGGATTGATGCAGGAGATGTGTATAAATTTGATGTTCCACCAACCAATCCCGGTGCTGCGCTTGAAGATGTAGTTTGAATTGCCATGTCCCTTAGAGCCGCGCCCATTCCGCTAATATCCACCGGAATAGATCTCCCGGCACTTAACGGAACTACTGCCTCTACCCCGTGTAATTTTTCCATATAACCAGAAGATGGCCCTTCGGATATACCACCCAGCGCCTTGCCGGGTTCTCCCCAAAATGCTTCTTTGATAGCCCCGGTTAATCCACCAAGTATAGCACCTACTGTGCCCAAACCGATTCCGCCAACTGCTGTTCCGGCGCCAGGAACAATTGATCCAACAGTCATGCCCGTCATTGCGCCCGCTGCACCACCAGCCATAGCACCAGCACCTGCGGCACCGCTGACCCTTTTGGTTTTTTCCCACAAAGATTCACCTTTGCTAGCACCCATCGCGCCTGAAACCATTTCTTGTATTGACTGTAACATTGCAGAACTAACCTTGGCAAAATCTGCAATTGCCGGCA